AGGCGAATACAGTCTTGCCAATCCACTATGCTCAGCGGTAGAAAATCCGCGGGCTCGTAGTTGGGAGTAAGGATAAGAGTTTCGCTCATGTATGATCACCAATAATACTTAGTATAGCACAGCTTTGTCTATAAGTAACTGATATGAGTAAAGTATTAGATGTATCGCTGATCAAGAAACCACACCAGCAACTATCCTGGACTGAGCATCAGATTGGTGAAATAGTTCAGTGTGCTGATCACAATACTGGTCCTGAATATTTTTGTTCTAATTTTTTTTATATTCAACATCCCGTGCTGGGGCGAATTAAATATTCACCATATCACTACCAAGTTGGGTTACTATCAGCTTATCATAATTATCGATTTGTGTGTGCAATGCTGGGTAGGCAGTTGGGGAAAACCACCACTGCGGCAGGGTATTTATTGTGGTACGCTATGTTTATTCCTGACAGTACTATTTTAGTGGCAGCCCACAAGTACACTGGCGCTCAGGAAATCATGCAACGAGTTAGATATGCCTACGAATCTTGTCCTGATTATATCAGGGCAGGAGTAACCAGCTACAACAAAGGCAGCATTGAATTTGAAAACGGCAGTCGCATAGTGGCACAGACCACAACTGAAACCACTGGTCGAGGTATGAGTATCAGTTTGTTGTATTCAGATGAATTTTCATATGTACGCCCCAGTATTGCTCGAGAATTTTGGACAAGTATAAGTCCCACGCTGAGTACTGGCGGTAAGGCCATACTAACCAGTACTCCCAACAGTGATGAAGATCAGTTTGCTCACATCTGGAAAGCTGCGACACGGAATATTGATGAATATGGTAACACCACTGAGCTTGGACAAAATGGATTCAAAGCATTTTCTGCATTATGGCACGATCATCCAGATCGTGATGCTGCATGGGAAATCAGTGAACGCAGCAGAATCGGCAATGAGAGATTTGAACGTGAGCACAATTGTCGGTTTATCATCAATGATGAAACGCTGGTCAACAGTATGAAATTAGTTGCCCTGGCTGGTCGTGAGCCCAGTCGCCAGCAAGGGCAAGTCAGGTGGTATAAAGAACCTGAGAAGAACTGTGTGTATCTGGTGGCACTGGATCCCAGTCTGGGTACAGGTGGTGACTATGCAGCTATACAGGTATTTGAGTCACCCAGCATGACCCAGGTGGCTGAGTGGCAGCACAACCGTACACCAGTGCAGAAACAGATTTCAGTACTGAGAGAAATCACCCGCTACTTGGCTGACGTTGTGGGCAATGAAAGTGTGTACTACAGTCTGGAAAACAACACCCTGGGCGAAGCAGCCCTGGTCAGCATCAGTGAAATTGGCGAGGAAAACATTGCTGGCACATTTCTCAGCGAACCAGCCAAAACTGGCACCACTCGCAGGTATCGCAAAGGATTCACCACCACCAATAAAACCAAACTGGCTGCTTGCAGCAAGCTCAAGAGCCTAATAGAGTCAGATCGTATGGTGCTGAACAGTGTGAATCTAGTGAGTGAGCTTAAGAACTTCATCAGCAGTGGTGCTGGATTTGCAGCCAAGAGCGGCGAAACAGATGATCTGGTGATGGCACTGGTGCTGATTATTAGAATGATGCAGACAGTGAAAACCTATCATCCAGATCTGGATCAGTATGTGACTGACCGCGGTGAAGAGATGTTGGAACCCATGCCCTTTATTGCGGTATTCTAAATTTCATGTTGGAACATAAATAACACTATGCCGGATAATAAGATTCATGAAACTATATGTGCCGATCTCAATGATTGGGTGATGGCAAGATTCAACGCTGGACTGGAAAAAACACTGGATGCTGATGGCAACGACACCAGCGAGAAGACCCAGATTACCACTTATGTGATCAATCTGGATCCGGAATCTGATGGCAGCGAGCCAGTGGTGATCAGTCTGGTGGATCATACTGAACAACCCAGTCAGAATCGTGACAGCGTCAAAGTATCATTTGACCATTCACTTACCCAGGATCAGGGATCTGAGGTATCAGACAGTCTCAACAAGCTGACCACTGAACTTAAACAGTGGGCACAAAGCAATCTCATGGGATTTGAAATTCGTGATGTGAGTGTGCAGGCTGGTAAACGCGGTGAACATGGCAACGCCATTGCTGAAAGCAAGTTCTCAGCACTGACTGGCACAGTAAAGACCAGTGTGCAGACACTGGAGAATGCCCGATTGATCGTGAAGCATACCGACATCATCAATGATGATGTGCGTGGTGCCAGAACACGCAGAATTCACAGAATCTATGTGGAAAACAATTCAGGCGAGCGGTTCCTGATGCCATTCAACAATCTGCGTGGTGCCCGTGCTATGGCGCGCCATGTCAACGAGGGTGGCAACCCCTATGATCAGCGTGGTCAGAGCATCAGCAATCTGGCAGAGGAAGCAGCTCAGCTGGGTAGATTTATGCGACGCACTCGCAACAGAACATTTGAAGACACAGTGGCACTGGACATGATTACCTCAGCGTCACAACGCTTAACTGAGGTACGGACTTTGCTCACCCGTGTTAGTGGTGAACGTGGCTATGCCCGGCATGCTGAGAGCCTGGATCAGACTCCAGTGGTGGAATACGATCAGTCAGTTAAGCATCACTTTATCAGAAATCAGTATGACGAGCAGCTGGACAACAGTTTGCCCTATGCATGGAGAGCATATCAGATGACAAGACTACAGGAAACCGATGAGTTTGAAAGTTGGGCAAATCGCATAGTGAGTGAACTGGATGACAATACCCTGGACACCAAACCCAACGCCAAACCCAACGCCAAATTGGCCCCCATACAGAAAGCACTGGGTATGAATACACCACAGGCTCAGACCACGGACCCGCTTACACCACAGGCTCAGAAAGCGGATCCGCTTACACCACAGGCTCAGAAAGCGGATCCGCTTAAAGTGCAGATGAGTGCTAAAAATAAGCCAGTGATCAGTTATGATCCCAAGGATCCTGACGCTAAGAAAAAGATTGCTGGACTGGTATCTGGCGGCGCCAAGATGCCAGCTGGTACTACCTTTGCTCCCATGTTAGAAGCTCCCACTGAGGCCACACTGCGTGTGGTGTCTGGCAATGGTAAAGAAACTAAAATCAACCTGAACCCTGCTAAGCTGGGTGATGACGCGCTGGGTCATAAAATTGAACAAATCAAGCAAGCTCATCCTGATGCCCAGTTCTATTATTCAGAAAATGGCGGTGCTGAGCAGGATCTACACGAAATGCTGGGTGGCGACAAAGCTGACGATTTGCTGCGGGATGTGTCTTCACCCGGTCAGGAAGCCACCACAGTGGACGATCGTGAAAGCTATGATCATGGTCTCGCTGAAGACGACATGGAAGAAGGTAATAAATTTACCGGCGCTCGGGTACAGGCCATCAAAGCTGGCAAGAACAGCTTCAACGTGGACGACGAACAGTATTCAGTTACTGGTGACAAAGATGTTTCCGAAAGCCTGGCTCGTATCCTACATCTAAGTGGAATCCGCAAATAACTCAATATGGCTGATCCAACTCCACAGTTACCCACTGTGACTCACATGTTAAAGAACTTGGCTGCTCAGGCGGTGGCCGTGGCTCAGGACGTAATACACAATCGTCCAGTCATGGCCACACCTGAAGTCACAGCTTATCGGTTTAATATCTGCCAGGTCTGTGAATTCTTTGCTGAACCCAGATGTACTAAATGTGGATGTCACATGCCCAGCAAGACTCAGATATCAGCAGCCACATGCCCTGAAAATTTCTGGCAATAAATCCTAAATAAATCCTCCATTTTCCTTGATCCATGCTAAATACTCTGCTATACTTAATAGTATAGTAATTGAGACCATCTCATATACTAAGCAGAGATAACCCACTCGGGAGTGAGTGGGGGACATACAAGGAAAACTACAAAATGGCATCACTAGCAGAAATTCGAGCACGACTTCAGAGTCAAGAAACACGCAACACCGGCGGGTCCAACATGGACAAGAGCATTTATCCGCACTGGAACATCCAGGAAGGTGAAAGTTGTTTAATCCGATTCCTTCCCGACGGCAACGACAAAAACACATTCTTCTGGGTAGAACGAGCGATGATTCGCCTGCCTTTCAGCGGCGTCAAGGGTGGCGAAAACAAGCAGGTCAGTGTACAGGTTCCCTGTGTGGAAATGTGGGGCGATACTTGTCCAGTACTGACTGAAGTTCGTCCCTGGTTTAAAGACGCCAGCCTGGAAGAACTGGGTCGTAAGTACTGGAAGAAACGCAGCTACCTGTTACAGGGCTTTGTGCGTGAAAATCCCGCAGAAAAAGACGGCGCACCAGAAAATCCCGTTCGTAGGTTTATCCTGAGTCCGCAGTTGTTTAACCTGGTCAAGGGTGCGTTGATGGATCCTGAACTGGAAGAACTGCCCACGGATTACAATCGTGGACTGGATTTCCGTATCACCAAGACTGCCAAGGGCGGTTATGCTGACTACGGCACCAGCAAGTGGGCTCGTAAGGAAAGCGCACTGACTCAGATCGAGCGTGACGCTGTTGATAAGCACAGTTTGTTTAATCTCACTGACTTTATGCCCAAGAAACCCACTGCGGTGGAGCTCAAGGTCATCAAAGAAATGTTTGAAGCCAGTGTGGATGGACAGCCGTATGATCCAGCTCGTTGGGCACAGTATTACAAGCCTGCAGGATTGACTGGTAACTGGGGAAATGCAGCACCAGCAGCTGATGCTGATGATGCACCTGCGGTAACTACTCGCACGGTTACTGCACCATCTGCAGAAGCTGATGACGACGATACTCCGCCGTTTGACGTCACCAAGCCCGCGGTGGCTGCACCAGCAGTCAAGAGCCAAAAAGCTGAAGATATTCTGGCCATGATCAGAAATCGTCAGAAAGCCTAATCACTCGGAGGAAGTCACGCTTGGGTTCGCCTGGGCGTGACTTTTTTCTATTCTAAAATCTCAGAGTACAAGGTAAATTATATGGGAAAACCTTTCGACATCACTAAATTTCGTAAAGAGCTCACAAAAAGTATTGACGGCATGGGCTTTGGCTTTAATGATCCCACCGACTGGATCAGCACTGGTAATTGGGCATTAAACTATCGCATCAGTGGTAACTTTGACTGGGGTATTCCGCTGGGCAAAGTAACTGTGTTTGCTGGCGAATCAGGTTGTTTACCCAGCACAGCCAAGGTAACAATTAGACTGTCTCCACTGGAAACTAAACAAGTAACGGTTAAAGAATTAAAAGAGTTGTATCATTCCGGAAAGTTCAACATTGAAGTAGATTCAGCTGATGGCTTCGTCCCGATTTCCCAGTGGTTTGACAAAGGCGTATTACCCATGGTGGGGATTGAGTTGAAAAACGGATGTGTGACAGAGTGTGCAGTGAATCATTTAGTTCAACGACACGATTTGACCTGGGCTCCTGCGGGTTCTCTAGTCAGTGGCGATGTATTGATTACACAGCATGGCGATTCCGAGGTTGTGGCCATCGCAGATCTTGCTCCGGCTGAATGCTATGATTTCACCGTTGATCACGAGAATCATAGATATTATGGTGATAACATTTCTAGCCACAACAGCGGCAAGTCATTTATTTGTTCAGGAAACATTATAAAGCACGCTCAAGCACAGGGTATTTTCGTTGTGCTGGTAGACACTGAAAATGCTCTGGACGAAGCCTGGCTACAGCGACTGGGCGTGGACACCAGTGAAAGCAAACTGCTGAAGCTGAATATCAGCATGATTGACGATGTGGCCAAGACCATCAGCATGTTTATGAAGGATTACAAAACTATCCCTGAGGGCGAAGACAAGCCCAAGGTGTTGTTTGTGATCGACAGCCTGGGCATGATGCTGACTCCCACTGACGTGGATCAGTTTGACAAGGGCGATATGAAGGGTGACATGGGTCGCAAGCCCAAGGCACTGACCAGCTTGGTACGCAACTGTGTGAATATGTTTGGCAGCCACAATGTGGGATTGGTAGCCACCAATCACACCTATGCGTCACAGGACATGTTTGACCCTGATGACAAGATCTCAGGCGGCCAAGGTTTTATCTACGCCAGCAGCATTGTGGTGGCCATGCGCAAACTGAAACTCAAAGAAGATGCTGACGGCAACAAAGTATCAGATGTTCTGGGTATTCGTGCTGCTTGTAAGATTATGAAAACACGCTATGCTAAACCGTTTGAATCAGTGCAGATCAAGATCCCCTATGACACTGGTATGAGTCCGCATAGTGGTATGACTGACCTATTGGAAAAGATTGGGTTACTGACCAAAGATGGCAACCGATTGATCTATAAACTCAGTGACGGCTCAGAAATCAAAGCGTTCCGCAGAGTGTTTGAAACCAATGAGAACAGTGTGTGGGAAACCATTATACAAGATCTCAAAGCTAACCCTGCCAGATTAAATACTTCCAAAGCCACAGAGGTAGAAGACACCAATGCAGATTGAAAATGTAGACATAGCCGCTGATATTTGGAAAAACCTGGTGGAGTATATTCCCTCCAGGGACCGCGAGGCCGCTGCTGAACAGTTTGTGGTGGCATTGCGCCGATTGGATTTCACTGATGAAGACTTTGCTCAGCTGGCTGAAGTGGATCACCATATCGATGATGTACTGACCCTGGAAGCCCAAGAGGAAGAAGTTTTCGAACAGGCCGACGATGATGAATATCAAGACACTCGCTACTAACCCATGTGGTATACTCGAGTCACACAGGATCTAGGGTTACTGCCGGATTTTCTGGATCACTTTCGCACAGAACTGGCCCAGTCCAGAGTAGAAACCATCATCAAAGGCAATATTGAACGGCATCTGGCGGCACTGCCTGGGGTTACTGAGCAAAGGTTTGCTCAACTTCAGGAAATTGAAGCCGTGCTGAACTATCTTAATATTCAGCTGAGAAAGATTCGCCGTAAGCATTTCCAGGCTTATCTGGAGAAGTACAGCAAAGCACTCAGCAGTCGTGATGCTGAGAAATATGCTGATGGTGAACAGGAAGTCATTGATTACGAGTGTCTGATCAATGAAGTGGCTCTGATGCGCAATCAGTATCTGGGTGTGATCAAAGCACTGGATGCCAAGAACTGGACGCTGAGCAATATCGTAAAGCTGAGGGTTGCTGGGATGGACGACGCATCAATTTAGAGTTTACGTTGGCAGCGTAATGGGCCCAGACTGACTTCGGTCACTGGGCCCTGTTTTTTCTGGTTGACTACTCGCCAGCCGTTTGCTAAACTCAGGATATGAGTAAAGAGCACGCATTGTTGCGAGACGTGATTGTCAAGTATCATCCTTATTTCGTTGATAAACCCACCAGAATCAAGGATGCTCTGGAAAACCCTGAGATGTTCAATATCACTTTATTGATAGAACAATGTCTAGCTTACGCTAGTGACGGCCAATACACTTTGGTGGGCGTGACTGGGGCTGTCTCTGATTTCTCTGACAATAGTGATAGTAAAACTGTAACTGTTTCTCGATATCCCACTGGCGCTATTAGGGGTGAAGTCCAGGGGATCAACACCAAAATAGGTAGTCTCAGAATTGTCATCTACAACAGTGTGGAAGACCGTACTGATTATATGTATATTCCTGCCGAACATGTGCATAATTTTGCGACTTCATGCTTTGGCAAGCGATCACATGACACTCGACTACGACTGAACTATAACCCACAACGTGACAGCTATAATAAGTTCGATCGGTTTCGAGTTCCCTCGTTTCTGGTGCTGGCGACAACAATGTACTGACATAAATCAGTGGTTGACACTGGCCACCCCAGTTGCTATCATAGTTAAGTGGAGAAAATGCACGGCCACAAAGGAAACCAATGCGAAAACTTGCAACAATCCGCCAAGTGGCGGCCATCACAGCAATACCCAATGCCGACGCTATCGAATGCGTCACGGTAGACGGCTGGCGAGTAGTTTCCAAGCGGGGCGAGTTTGCTCTGGGCGATCTTTGTGTTTACTTTGAGATTGACAGTGTACTGCCAGAACGGCAAGAATTTGAATTCCTGCGGAAAAGCAGTTATGTCAATAATGGAAAATGCCAGGGCTTTAGGCTGAAAACCATGCGTCTGCGCGGCCAAATCAGTCAAGGGCTAGTGCTGCCTTTGCTGTCTGAACTGGCAACCAGTCAGCTGGGCGATGATGTCACTGAACTGCTGGGGGTGACCATATGGGAACCTGTTATTCCCAGTGAGCTCAGTGACATAGTGGTGGGAGGTATGCCTTCTGTTATCCCACATACTGATCAGGAACGCATTCAGAATCTCACAGCCGATCTGGCTGTGTGGAGTCAGACAGAAATGCAGTGGGAAATCACTGAGAAGCTGGACGGCATGAGCATGACGGTGTTTCGCAATCAGGCTCATGTGGGTGTTTGCACACGAAACTGGGAACTCAGCAGTGCTAGTGGTAGAATGTGGGACATGGCTCGTAAGCTGGATCTGCCAGCCAAGCTCACAGCACTGGGGCGAAACCTTGCGCTACAGGGCGAGCTGATTGGTCGGGGTATTCGGGGAAATTATTACCAGCTGACTCAGCCTGAGTTCCGTCTGTTTGACGTCTGGGATATTGACGCTCAGCAGTATCTCAACAGTTATGATCGTGGGCTGTTATGCTGGGATCTGGGTGTATTGCACTGCCCTATTATTTCACAGGGAGTTTGCCTAGATCGCGCGGCCACTGTGGATCAGCTGATGGCACGGACAGAAGGCGCTAGCAATCTAAACCCTGCGCGTATCCGTGAGGGACTGGTTTACAAGTGTATCACTGACCCCAGCATCAGCTTCAAAGCCATCAGCAACCAGTTTCTGCTGGGTGAAAAATAGCTTTTATGGTCCATGGATACATCATCACGCCAGGTGCTGACCTCAGAGGTGCAGATCTCAGCAATGCTGACCTCGTCTATGCCAACCTCAGATGTGCTGACCTCAGGCGTGCTGACCTCAGGCGTGCTTACCTCGTCTATGCCAACCTCACTGGTGCAGACCTCACTGATGCTCTCCTCGGTGGTGCTTACCTCACTGGTGCAGACCTCACTGATGCTCTCCTCACTGGTGCAGATTTCAGTGTTGCTTGGTTCAGGGAAACCAAGGTCACAGCAGACCAGTTGATGTGGATGACTTTATCTGGGCAGATCACCCCAAATCAGGCTAATCGCTTTCTGTGTGATGTTGAAAACACTGGGCAATCAGTTGGTTGACGCGGGATAGACCGTTTGCTATACTTATGGAGTAGCAGAAATACACAAATACACACCAAGGACAATCAATGCTTAAATTTGATTCCAACGCTGTCTCGGTTAAGATGCACGGCCCAGCAATGCTCAGTATGCCTCTGAGCCTTGTACTGGCACAGACGCAGGGCGAGCAGGTAGCTGAGTTCAAGAAATTTTTTGCCAACGATCCTGCGCGGTTAGCTAAGAATTTGAACAAATTTTTCGGCCTCTGATACTGCCCGTGTAGAATCAACAGGTTAGCTAAGTTGTTGAAAACACTGGCAAAACATTTGGTTGACTGCGCGATAGCCGTTTGCTATACTTATGGAGTAGCAGAAATACACACTACACAAAGGACACACTACACAATGGCCAACTTAAAAAACTTTCGTCCCGTGACCCAGCAGTTTGTGACCAAGATGGATACGCTGTTGACAGCCAATGGTTATAGCATGAAAATTACCGAGGCTGGCCGCGGTGTTGAGTGGAAAAAAGGCAATCCTTGCGAAGGGAAAACCAAACATTTCTACTTCACTGACTTTGACTCTACGTTCGTCGAGGACGACGATATGTTTTTCAGCATGACCAACTTCACGGGTTGGACGGAGGGCGGTACTCAAGCAGATTTTGACTTTCTTTATGAGTCCGTGACAGCAGTGCTGATCAATCGCAAATCGGGTCGCAGTGTACGGGAACAGAACCCGGCTCGCTTGAGCAATCGCAAGGTTTGCTAAACTCAACGGAATCAACAACTTAGCAACATCAATGGAATCAACAACTTAGCGAAATCCAGCTCTGTCGCGTGTTGAAAACCCCAGTATGGGGTACTGATACCCCAACTCAGTGGTGAATGCGTTCCTGGGCGTTTCTAGAGCTGTCACAGAGCTGAGATTGTACTGTGACACAGTGAATTCGCCCAGTTCCTGCTCAGATAAACTCAACAAAATCAACAGGTTAGCTAAGTTGTTGATAGCAAAGCATTTAGATTCTTAAACTTTTTTCACCGTATTTGGTAGACACTGAGTAGACCGTTTGCTATACTTATGGAGTAGCAGAAATACACACTACACCGAGGACACAATGACAACTAACGATCTAGAATTGACAACTATGCTAGTAAAAGAAGCGATGGGGTTCAACAGTCCCAATGTCAGCTTGGGTTATAACAAGGCTGGACAGGTTGTGATACGCAAGGCCAAATATGCAGTTCCCGAGGATTATACGCCTTATACGCCCAGCCCGCGCCCCGCAGGTTCAGACCATTATGTCCCTTCTGCCGCATTAACCCGGTTACGGTCTACGATTGTGCCTGGATACACTGCTGAGCAATTTGTTGAGGATTTGATGACCAATTTTGCAGAACACGCTGCCCTAATCCCGCGTCACGCGATCATGGTTGAAGTTGTGGAATCCGGACTGACCCTCAAAACTCGTACTGATACCACTCCGCTGGACCCACGATCCCCTTCTTTTGTATACAAGTCCCCTGGGCAGCTTAACCACTGGTATGCGATTTTGGCGTAACTTGTTGAAAACACTGGCCAATCTTTTAGTTGACGCGGTATAGACCGTTTGCTATACTTATGGAGTAGCAGAAATACACACCACACCACACCGAGGACACAATACACAATGGCAATGAAACTTCAAGTTCGAGTAATCCGTGGACAGTACAAAGACGAGACGGTGGCGAACAAGCTGTTCACGATGTTTGAAGATTGCAGTGAAAATGGCTACATTGTAGTGGACGGTAAGAACTGGGGTAAAGGCAAGGTTCGTGTTAAGCTCAACGCTGGTGACTTTGATGTGCTGAGCACTGGTCCTGCAGCTGATGAGTACGAGTTTGTGGCAGCTGAGCCGGCGGTGACCGAGACGGACGAAGAAATCATGGCCCGCATTGGCGCCCGCTTTGAGATCCTGGATGAAATGACCCGTGCAACCATCGCCGGCGACATCCGCGCAATGATCGTTCAGGGCCCTCCGGGCGTGGGCAAGAGCTATGGTGTCACCACCCAGCTGGAGCAGGCCAACTTGTTTCAGGACATCGCGGGTCGTGCTCCCAAATATGAAGTGATCAAAGGCGCCCTTACTCCGCTGGGATTGTATGCGACCTTGTATAAACACAGTGACCCGGGTCACGTGTTGGTGTTTGATGATTGCGACATGTTGTTTTATGACGATCTCAGCTTGAACATCCTTAAAGCCGCATTGGACAGTGGTAAGAAACGCAGGATCTGCTGGAATGCTGACAGTCATATGTTGCGTCGTGAAGGCGTGCCGGACAGCTTCGACTTCAAGGGTTCGGTGATCTTTATCACCAACTTGGACTTTGCTCACATCCGGAGCAGCAAATTGCAAGATCATTTGGCCGCCCTGCAGAGCCGTTGCCACTTTATTGACCTGTCGGTTAATTCACGCCGTGACAAGATCCTGCGCATTGAGCAGGTGATTGATGCTGGTATGTTGAATGAGTACGGCTTCAGTGAAGTTGATCAGAAAGAACTGGTACAGTTTGTGAAGACCAATGCTGATCGTATGCGTGAGATCAGCTTGCGGTTGATCATTAAGATTGCTGATCTGAAGAAAATCATGCCGCTGACATGGAAAAGGACGGCAGAAGTTACCCTGATGAAGTAGGTCAGGGACTGCTGCTTTGACATCAGAAACAGAACAATGCTATACTACTATTAGGGGATCTATATTTGTCGGTATCAATGGAACAAACGGTTGATTTCTTGGTCACTAACCCCAAGTGCCGCAGTGTCGTGGACAAAAAAGACCTCATCAAACTTCATGACCTCAGGCGGCGTATTTGGCTAAGTGGCAGTGATATCACCCAACGCCAGCAGACGTTGATTCAGAGTCTAGTAAGCAAATATCTTTTGCTGCTTCAACAGCAGAATTGGCCAGTGCAGGATCTAAGTACTCCCAGGTGGAGTACTCTGGTGCGGTACTATGAGCCAGTGACGGCATGGACCATAATACTGGATGCTGATCAGTGGATTGTGAAATTCCCCTATCATGGCCCCACGGTGCATCGTCTCAGAGAAGTATCTGACCACCCCAGTATGTATGACCTTGTTGAATGGATACCAGCTGACTTCTGCTGGCGCATCCACAATGGACCACAAGGTCGCAAGCTGATTCAGCAACTGCTGGCAAGAAATACGCGCTGGCAATGCAGCAAGGAACACCGGCATGGCCTGAGTACTGACCAGGTTCTGCAACCTGTGATCACTTATCTCAACGGTGGCTGGCAACACTCACATGCATCAGATACACTGGTGCCCATACTGGATCAGATAATAGCACAGGATCTGCCACCGTTGCAGACTGTGCTGGCATTGGCTGATTATGCGGTTGAGTTTGATCACCGAGCCAGAAACTATCTGAAGAATTGGTTAACCAGCATCCAGATACAGATGTTGTGTGATGCAGATCCCGTCATTGAACTCAGACAAGTGCCTGAGTTACGTGATCTGCTGGACCTGGTGGCTCGCTGGCCTGTGGTACTGGTGCAGAATCGCTGGGATCTGGATACTCAGATCTGTCTCGATATCACTGGCGTGCCAATGCACCAACACTGGATGTATGCTCAGGACTCACACTCATTTGCCCATCAGATGGATATACGACAATTCACTCAGCTAGCGGGCCAGTCTGATCCGGCCATACTAGAGTTTCGTCTGGGCTATCCCACGGACTTTCACCTACCAAGATCAGTGCGAGTTCCCTGGTTGATTCGCGTGCCCAGCATGGCTGACCAATATACATTACAAGCCACTGACCTCTATGTTCGCCATAACTACAATCGACATATACGTGTGATCCCGGACAATATAT